AAAATCAAAAACATTTTAGGCATGGAGTTGTCAAAAGAAGTTAAAGAGGTAGAAGTTAAGGCTGAAGAAGTCAAACTTGATACATTAAACCTAGAGAATGGAACTGTTATAGAGGCAGAATCATTTGAAAGTGGTAGAGAGGTCTTTATTATCACAGAAGATGATAGAGTTCCAATGCCAATAGGTGAATATACTTTGGAAGATGGAAGATCAGTAGTAGTTAAAGAAGAAGGTCTAATTGATAGCATTATTTCAACTACAGAAGTAGAAGAAGAAGTGATTGAGGCATCTAAAGAAGATGTTAAGGCTGAAGATTTAGCTACAGATTATCCAACAAAAGAAGAATTTAATCAATTAAAATCAATGGTAGAGGAAATGAAAACAAATCTATCAGAAGTTTTAGGATCACAAAAAGATCAGATTAAAAAGTTAGAAACTGAGTTATCAGCAGAACCTGCAGCACAGCCAATAACACATAGTCCTGAATCAAAATCTAAAGAGATGGCATTTCAAATTTCATCAAATAGAGTTGAAACAAGTCTTGATAGAATTATCAAAAAATTAAGTAAATAAAAATAATAAAAAAAAAATTTTAAAATGGCAAAACCAACAATAACAACTACATATGCAGGGGAGAGTGCAAAACTGTACATAGCTGCTGCATTACTTTCAGGAACAACACTAGAGAATGGTGGTGTAACTGTTATGCCTAATGTAAGACACAAGAGTGTAATACAAAAGGTAGCTGCATCAGGTCTTATCAAGAACTCAACATGTGATTTTGATGATCAAGGAACTGTAGCAATCACAGAAAGAGTATTACAAACTGAGGAATTTCAGGTAAATACTACTTTTTGTACTAAACAATTTGTAGATTCATGGGAATCAGCAGAATTAGGAGTAAGTGCATTTACTAATATGCCTTCTTCTTTTTCAGATTTTATAATTGCTAACTTTGCAGACCAAATTGCTGCAAGTGTGGAAACAAATATATGGACTGGCACAACTGGAACAGCAGGAGAAATAGATGGATATGAAACATTATGGGCTGCTGATGCAGATATTATTGATGTACCAAGTCCAGTAGCAATTACACCTGCAAATGTTGTAGCAAAAATGGGAGCAACTTTAGATCTATGTCCTAACACAATTTATGCTAAGGATGATCTTAAATTATATGTTTCTAAAGATGTAATGAAAGCATACATAAGAGCTTTAGGTGGTCTAGCCTTAGGTTTTGGAGGTGGATATGAAAACAAAGGTCAAATGTGGTATAATAACCAAGCATTAACTTTTGATGGTATTCCAATCTTTATGGCATCAGGTATGTCAACAAACACAATGGCATTAGCACAGACTTCAAACTTATACTTTGGAACATCTGTATTAAGTGATCTAAATGAAATCAGGGTAATTGACACATCTGAAACATTAGGTGATAGAAATGCAAGATTTGTTGCTAGATTTGCATATGGAATCCAGTATGGAATAGGAGCTGAGATAGTTCTTTACCAAGCATAGTAAGTAAGTTAATAATCCAAATATATAGGGGGTTGAAAAACCTCCTTATATTTATAAAAAATAAAATAATATGAGTTGTAATATAACTACTGGAAGGATAGTACCTTGTAGAAACAAAGCAGGAGGTCTAAAAAGAGTTTACTTTGCAGATTTTGGAACACTAGGAACAATTACTGAATCAGCAGGATTAATAACTGCATTTAGTGGTACACCTAGTTTCTTCCAATATGATCTAAGAGGGACATCAAATCTAGATACTACTGTGACAAGTTCTTCAGACAATGGTACTACCTTCTATACAGAAAGTCTTACACTTCAACTTCAATATTATGATAGAGCAACAAGTGAGGAAATCAAATTGTTAGCAGTTGGCAGACCTCATATAGTGGTTGTTGATAATGATGACAATTATTTATTAGTTGGGCAAGTAAATGGAGCTACTTTAAATACTGGAAATTTTTCAGTAGGAAGTGGAATGGGAGAATTTAATGGATTTAATTTAACATTTGAAGCATTAGAAACAGCTCCTCCATCTTTTATTACACCTAGTGTAGTTTTAGCTTTGGATAGCACAACTCAAATTAGTACTTTTCCTACATCATAAT